GAAGCTTTAACAGATGGTAGAATATTTGAAGTATCTACACACCATGAAGATTCAGATTCTTATAGAGTATTACCAGGAGATAGTCAAACAGAAGTGTGGAAGAGTGTAGAAGAGTTTGAAAGGGATAACGGATTAGGAGATAAAAAATGAAAGTATTAATAATAGGAGATAGTTGTAAAGATATTTTTGTGTATGGTTACATCAATAGATTGACACCAGAGGCACCTGTTCCTGTCTTTAATCCTACGAGAGAACTAAGTAATGATGGGATGGCAAAGAATGTGGCTAATAATGTTGAGGCTTTAGGATGTACAATATACACCATAACAAATCCTAATAGTATTAAAAAAGTACGATATGTGGACGAAAAATCAAAACAATTGGTTTTAAGGGTTGATGAACATGATTATTGTGATAGAGTTGCTGTTGAATTACCAAAGGGTAACAAGTGTAAAATAGGATTGGGTGGAGACGTAGAGGTAGGTGCTATAATCATATCAGATTATTGTAAAGGTTTTTTACATGAAGATGATATAGAATATATTGCCAAAAACAATATCAATGTATTTGTTGACACTAAAAAAGAACTTGGTGATTGGATAAACGATGTTGATTATTTAAAAATAAATTCATTAGAGTACGAGTCGAATAAAAAGTTTTTTAAAGATAACGAGATAATAAATAAAACTATCGTCACTAAAGGTAACGAGGGTTGTCTTTTTCAAGGTAGAATATATCCAACAGAGGATGTTCTTGTAAAAGATATTTCAGGTGCTGGAGATACATTTATTGCTGGTTTAGTTGTAAAATATTTAAAAACAAATGACATTGAAAAGGCTATCGATTTTGCTCAAGAGTGTACCAAAATTGTGGTACAAAAACATGGGGTTTCTACTGTATGAAGACAACCATTTTCTTACCTACTAGAAAAAGACCATCCTTTATGATTGGTACAATATTATCTTGGCTTCTAAAAGCTAAACATCCTGAGAATATAAAAGTGGTTATCTTAGCTGATGATGATGATGTGGAAACTAAAAATACATATGATGCTTGGAATGGTGTATTAAAAAAAGGAAATTTTTTAGGTGGTGGTATTGAAATAATTTACGACAGACCTTGTGGATGGAATAACGTACCAGATAGAATAAACAGAGAGATATCTAAAACAGAGGACATCGCTTTTGCTATGACCGATGATTTAATTTGTCAACATTCAGAATGGGATGTCAGACTCAAACAACAATTAACTGATTTAAAAGGACTTGAGGGTAAGTGGGAAATTCCAGCAGTAATAGGACTAAAATGTTACAACATGAAAAAGACTTTACCTGATACTTGGGGGTGGACTAAAGGTTACGCTAACGTATTCAAGACTTACTCGCCTTGGTCATCAGGTGATATCTTTATGCAAGACCTAAAAAACAGAACTCGTATGCCATATACTGATGCTGATATAAGATTCTATCATGGTCAGAGGAAAAAGAATCAAGGTTTTTCAAGAGATTCTACAGAAGAATTTGGATATAGTCAACCTCATCCTGAAAAAGATAGGGACAAATGGATTGAAGAATTTGGTGAGGAAAGGATGAAAGACAAAGAGTGGTTGAAATGGTATTTAGAAAGAAAGAGAAATCAAGGTGACCTTGACCGTTTAACAAAAGAGTATCAGAACTGGCACACACATCAAAAAAGGTAGATAAAATGAAAAAACTAATATACACTCTGGCAGTTAACAAAGAAAAACGAGAGGTGGACGATGCTGGAATTCATGAAGTTACAAAACAGAGTTGGTTACATTATTGTAAAAAATATGACATAGACTTTTATGTGATTGACAAACCACAATTCGATGTAGGTACGCCACATTGGTTTAGATACTTTATTTTTGATTTGAAACCAGACTATGATAGATATCTTTACATAGATTCGGATGTCATGGTTCATTGGGATTCTCCTGATATATTTGATTATTACAATGAGTTGGAAAAACTATATGTAGTCAGAGATAATTCTGGTTTAAGTTGGGTTTGGGAAAGTATAAATGCTTATAAACAATTATTTGAAGGTATCGATTTAGATTGGGAAAGATATTTCAATTCAGGCGTACAATTATTTGACCAAAGTCACAAGGATTTATATCAATCATTTAAACAATTTTATATTGATAACTCTGAAAGTATATTTGATTTTCAAAAACAAGTTCGTAAGGGTTTTGACCAAACGCCATTTAACTACTTTAATACCTACAATAATACTGATATACATTTCATGTCAGAAAAGTTTAATTTAGTTCACATGGCTAGAAAAGAGATATTACAAAATTATTATTTTATGGACATGGGTTGGTTTTGGCATTTTAATGGTATACCAAGAGATTTTCAAGATGGATTTATAAAACAATTATGGGAAAAGGTTAAGAAAAATTATGAGTGATATATTAAAAAGAAAGTATGTAATTGGAACTCATGTGATGTGGTTCGAAATAGAAATGTATGCTGACTTTATAAAGGGTATGGTTAATCTTTTAGAGACAGTAGAAAACACAGAGAATGTAACTATAGACTTATGTTTTAATATGTTGCAACATTTTGAAAAAGTTGATGAAGATAAAATAAAAAAACATGAGTTGTATATAAAATTCAAAAGGGGTGTTGCTATATTAGAAGAGATGGGTTTCATTGTTAACTATGAAGTAAAAGACAAAGACGATGAGTTTTATTTTCATGCGGATTATAGAAGAGATTTAAATTACAACTATTGTAAAAAAGTGGATTATGTGATGTGGGGTGAAACAGATAGTTTTTTTCCACGAGAGGCATTTCAAGTAGTAGAAAGACTAGCAGAGTATACAGACGAACAAAATATTCACAGATATTTATTAAGTTTTTCGGATAGAAAAATGTGGGATGCGAGTTGGGATCCATTAGTTCATGTGGACTATCGTGATATAGAATTTGTTGATGATGATAAGGGACATTTAAATCCTAATCAAGCAAAGTCACCGATGTCAATAGAAAAAATGAATACGATAAATGGTAGGGCAGATGATTTTGATTTTTCATACATTACCCATCCCAAACTGAGTGGTGCTTGTTTGGTATTATCATCAGATTTTATCAAGTCTGGTATCAACATTCCATCTTGTTTATTATATAATGATGATGAGGGATTATCAATCATGTCTCATAAATTATTAGGACAAGACTATTTACAATTTGTGTGTCAGAATATCTTACATGTTCATGCTAGAAGACATCCACAAAAGAGAATGTATGTAAAGAATGAGGATAATCCATATTCATTTATCAATCAAAAGAACGATAGTTTTCAACAATTTTTAAAACTATCAAAAGAGAACATAGATAAATTAATATCAGGTAAAGGTAAGTTTAAAGAGTATGATGATTTGAAAAAAATATTGGAGTCAAAATGAAGAGAGTATTAATTACAGGTATTAACGGAATGGATGGTAGTCACCTTGCTGACTTTCTTTTGGGAAAGGGGTATGAAGTCTATGGTATGGAGAGAAGAACATCAAGTCCAAACAGAGTCAACACTGGACATTTAGAGGGTAAGATAACATTTTTAAATGGTGACTTGACAGACCAAAATTCATTGGTTAGGTGTTTAGTAAAATCAAATCCACATGAGGTTTACAATCTTGCTGCTCAATCATTCGTGGGTGAGAGTTGGAACACGCCTGAACAAACTGGTGATGTTACTGCTCTTGGTGCCTTAAGAATGTTAGAGGCTGTAAGAGAGTCAGGAATTAAAGATATAAGATTCTATCAAGCGTCAACCTCTGAACTTTATGGTAGAATGATTGAGAATCCAGCAAACGAGAACACACCTTTCTATCCTCGTTCACCCTATGGAGTTGCTAAATTATATGGTCATTGGATTACAAAGAACTATAGGGAATCATATGATATGTTTAATGTTAGTGGTATTCTTTTTAACCATGAGTCAGAAAGACGAGGTATTGAATTTGTAACAAGAAAGATTACTGATGGTGTTGCTAAAGTATACTTAGGATATGAAGACCACATAAGGTTAGGTAACTTAGATTCTAAAAGGGATTGGGGATACTCACCTGATTATGTTAAGTCAATGTGGATGATGTTACAACAAGATGAACCTGATGATTATGTTATCGCTACAGGTGTAGAACATACCATTGGAGAATTTTTAGATGTCGCCTTTAAACGAGTTGGTATAGATGATTGGAGTAACTATGTTGTACAAGACGAGAGGTACATGAGACCAGCAGAAGTTGCTGTTCTGTGTGGTGATTCATCTAAAGCTCGTGATGTTTTAGGATGGAAACCAGAAACATCTTTTGAACAGATGGTACATAATATGGTAGACCACGATATAGGTTCATTGTCATGATAAAAATAAAAATAAGAGAACCATTTGTTGGTAAAAATAGAATTTCTTTCTTTGGTTTTTATGCACTTAAAAATCAGTTAAGAGATTATAGTATAGAAATAACAGATTCTAATGATTATGATTACCTATTTGTTGGTGCTCATAATATATTGAATAAGGGTTTGAGTTTAGAAGATAGTATTGACTATGGTCTTGAGAGTTGTAAAGATATTAGTGGTGATTATTTTTTATTTGATGGAAGTGACTCCACATCTTTAATTGGCTCATACGAAGTATTTGAACAAAGTGATGCTAAATTTTTATTTAAAAATCAATTATTAAAAAATAGAGAGGACTATTTAAAACCGACTGTATTAAACAAGTGGTTTTTTGGAAATGGTTCTGATTTGGACAAAGGTTATGACATACCAAAAGATGTTTGGGATAGAATAAAATTATCTGGTTTCAATCTTGGTTACTTTCAAGGTGATAGATTTAGACCTGATGTTTATAAAGAACACCCAGTGTGTACAGAAAAAACCATAGATTTGTGTGCTATATATCAAGGGTTTCATAAGAAAAATACAGAACATCTAATTAGAAATGATATGTACTATACAAAACATAGAGGTGGTGCGTGGGATATCATAGGTGATAATCCTGGCTATACTTTTGTAAAAGATAAATTACCATTTGATGAGTATATGAATACATTATATAAATCTAAACTCGCATTGTCACCATTTGGTATGGGAGAAGTTTGTTACAGAGATTTTGAGATACTTGATTTGGGTGTTGCTATGTTAAAACCAACTATGGAAAATGTTGTAACCACACCAAATTATTACATAGAAAATGAGACGTATATTCCTGTCGATTATGATTGGAAAAATTTAAACGAAGTTGTCTTGGAAACGCTTGACAATAACGATAAAATTGAGTATATTATAGGTAAGTCAAGAGAGACGTACAAGGAGATATATTCTGCTCATAATTTTTGTATGTATTGGTATAATTTTTTTGCTAATTTAAGTGGAGTTGAAAATGATTAATTTTATACAAATTGGTACATCTAATGCACACGACCATTGTTATCGTTTTGTGAAAGACCAAGATATAGAATTTGGTGTGTTAGTTGAACCTATGAGTGAAATGATGACATTGGCTAAAGAGTGTTATGGTTCATTGTTACAAGAGAAAAATATAAGTACGGAGACTATTGCTATAGTTCCTGAAGATAGAAAAGAAGACAAGGTCACAATATGGTATCATTGGCCGAACACGGCATTCAACTCTATTTTTAAAGAACATACAAATTCATTTAACCAACCAGATCCTGTAAAGAGTTTTGAGGTTGATGCTATGACCATAAATGGGTTGTTAGAAAAATACTCAGTTACAACCTTAGACTATTTGTTTGTTGACACCGAAGGATTGGATGGTGAAATTTTGATGTCAATTGATACGGACAAGTATACAATAAAAGAAATTATGTTTGAACATCATCATCTTAGAAGAGGCAAATATGGAATGAACATCTTGAAAGAAAAGTTTGAACCTCTTGGATATACGTTTAGTGGGGTAGATTCTTTAAATACGAGAATAAAATTAACATGATAACCACCACTATATCTACAAATAATAATTTAGATTACTTAAAACTAGCAATTAAGTCGGTAAGACAAAATGCTTATCACAAGGACATGCCTATAATTGTTCACGCTGAAAATTGTAATGATGGTACTATTAATTGGTTAGATTCTAATTACACAAAATATGATTTAGAATATTATATAGACAATAACAATGACCCGAAAGGTATAGGTGGTGGCATGAACTTTTGTGTCGATAAAGTCAAGACCGAGTTCGTGAATATTATTCATTCTGATATGTGGATTGCTCCTAATCAAGACTTGGAATTATTGAAGTTGTATGATGATATCGGAGATACGAAATTAATTGCTTCGTCTTTTAGAATACAACCAAGAATATTTGTCAACGATCCTGATTACAGACCTGGCACGGTGTTTGTAGATACGGATGAATTTGGAGCATATGCTGAAGATTTTGATTCTAATTCATTTGATAAGTGGGCTACAGAGTTTTCACAAATGAATGGTGAGTTAGAAGTTCGTAAAGGTGGTGGTGCTGGGTTCTTCTGTAGAGTCGAGGACTATAAATGGATAGGTGGGAATGATGATTTGTTTAGACCAGCTTCGTGGGAAGATAAAGATTTATTCATCCGTATGCAGTTAGAGGGATACGAATTTAAAATGATACCACAATCTGTTGTATGGCATTTCTCTGCTCGTGGTAGTCATTTTAGGGATGAGGCTAAAGATAAGTTTCATATGAAATCAAAAAGACAACAAGAGGCAGAAGAAATTAACATGCGTAAATGGGTGGATAAATGGGGTAGATTACCAATTGAAGATGAAGATACTTTCGTAGTACCAATTGAGGGTACAGATGTACCTACAAGAATCGAGTGGAAAAGCTATGAGTAAAATTTTATTAGTTATAACAACATACAATCAATCACATTATACTAAGTTGTGTTTTGAATCACTTAAGAAATTAGACGACAACATAGATGTTTTGGTTGTTGATGATTATAGTACAGATGATACTGTTGATATTTGTAAAGAATATGGTTATCGTGTCATAACAAAAGATGAACCAAAGGGCTTAACTGATTCTTGGAATATAGGATATCGTGAGTTTTTGGGGACTACTGAAGAAGGTACTGATTATGACTACTTTATACTTGCTAATAATGATATCTTAATTCCAAAAGGTGCTATCGGAGAGTTGGTTTCTACCTTTAAAAAATGGAACTCAAGTTTAGTAGTACCAATGTCTACTGAATATGGTGTTGGTCACAACCTCACACAAAATGTTAATAACTATTATCATGGTCTTGAGGTTGATGAGCCAGAAGATTATCAAAATGTTCAAGATGAAATACTAAAAGTAAAAGAGGAAATGAGAAACTCTAATAATCTGTACTTGTGTGATCCTGCTAGAATGAAAATGTTTAATGGGTTTTTCTTTATGATGAATCGTGATATAACCATTTATGAGCAAAATGAAGACGAACTTTTCAAGACAGATAAAATCATGACAAAAAATGAAGACCAATTTAATTGGGATAATTTAATTACAAACGATGATTTTTCAATGTTATGTAAGACATCATTTGTATTTCATTACAAAGGCGTATCTACCTTTAAAGTGTTTGATAATTACAATAAGATATCCAATGATATACCAGAGTGGAAAAGACAGAGGGAGTTAAGGGGTGGATAGAATAACCTATGATATAGAGAATTATTTGTTTAGAGACATAGTGTCACAATGGTTTTTTAATCGTGGTATTTTACCCTATTTTGGTTTACCGAGTTTACACTCTGAACGAGACTATGAATTGTTTGATAGAGAACATGACCAATCTACAATATGGCATAAGTGTTTTTATGAAATGATTAGAGAAGATAAAAGTTTTGATGATTCATATACAGATTTTTTACACGACATAATTAAACCAAGATTTGGAGAAGAAATAGTCTATCAAAAAATACCAACTTTTAGAGTTCACTTACCAAATAATGTATCCGTTGGAGAGTTTCATAAAGATAAACATTACAGAGATGAGAAGTGGGCTGAAAAAGTAGAGGAGTTAAACTACTTTGTACCATTAACAAAGGCATATGGAACTAACACGATATGGGCAGAGACCGAAGAAGATTTGGGAGACTATCAAGAAATGAAGGCTGAGTATGGTGATTGTATAGAGTGGAGTGCTAGTAAATTAACACATGGTAATAAACAAAACATAACGTCAATTACTAGGGTTAGTTTTGACTTTAGAGTTATACCTAAATCAAGGTATATAGAAAGTGAACATTTAACAATTAACACCAAGATACCGTTTGGTATTGGTGGATATTATGAGGTTTTATAATGGATGATAGAATAATTAGTTTTATACAACCAAGTAGAAACAATCTAAAGTATCTACAATGGTCTTACAATAGTATCAGAAAGAATCTCGGATACCGACATGAGATATGTTGGGCTGATGATTTCTCTGATGATGGAACTTGGGAGTGGATGCAAGAGATTGCTGAAAAAGATAAGAATGTAAAGATACATCGTAATGAAGGTCCTACAAGATTAGGTCACACTATACTTTATGATACGTTAGTAGATATGGCGACAAGTGATATTGTAATGATATACCACGCTGATATGTATGCGTGTCCTAATATGGATGTAGAAGTTCTAAAACATTTAGAGAGAGGTAAGGTGGTATCAGCTACAAGGATAGAACCACCACTACATCCTGATGGTCCTGAAAAGGTATTACAAGATTTTGGTATAGAACCAGAAGAGTTTGATGAACAAGGATTAATAGATTTTGTAAATCAAACTTGGGAAGGGATGCCAGAAGATAAAACTACTGAGGGTATCTTTGCTCCTTGGGCAATATACAAAGACGACTTTTTGGCGATAGGTGGTCATGATCCTTTATATGCTCCACAATCAAAAGAAGACTCTGATATCTTTAATAGATTCCAATTGGCTGGTTATGAGACAATACAGACTTGGAGTGGTTATGTTTATCATATGACTTGTAGAGGTTCACGATTCAAAGATGGAGCTATGAGAAATCCAGCAGGTCAAGTGTTCATGAAGGGTAGAGAATCATCAGAGTGGTTAGCTCAGAATCTAAGGTCTACTCGTAACTTCATTCGTAAGTGGGGACATATGGTTCAACATGATGAGTATCTTAAACCAATAGTTCCACCAAAATATGATGTTGCTTTTGTAGTTTATCGCTGTAGTAAACAGATGTTGTATGAGTTAGAGCCTTGGTGTAGTAAAATATATTTAGACCTAAGTGATTCAGATATTATGGGTGAGTATGTAAAAGAAGAACAACCAAATACTCAGTTTGATTTGGATGAGAAAATAAAACTATATGGACATAATAAAATATCAGAGTTACATGATATCTGTGTGGAGTTCAACGCTGAACAATTGAACAATGAAAACTTTCAAGTGCTAGTTAACTTATCAAAAATGCTACAAGATAGTGGAGAGATAGGTGAGATGGAATACGATATATTTAAGTTTTACATCAAATCACTTGAAACATACGAAAAAAACTTAGTCGTTTGTAAGACTAACTAACTATTTATAAGTGTAATAAGAGGTTATAATGGAAAATAAATTAGGTTCTTACATCAATAATTTGATGACCACCATAGTAGATAAAGAAGAAAGATTTTTTATCAGAAGTCTAGCATTTAATGAATTGACTTCTCTGAGTAATAATATTAACGAAGTGTTAACAAATTACGATGAGTTAGAGAAGATTGCTAGACCAACTGAAGAAAAAGACAAAGACCAAATAGAAATTAAATTCGGAGACAAAAATGGCAAAAATAAGTAATCAAGCCTTGGTAGAGTTAAGGAAAGTTAGAGCTGCACTTGACGACATGTACGATAAGTTACAAAAACCTTTGTACAATAAAGTTGTAGCTGCTAAAGTATCCTATAAAGAGGTTAAACCCTTTGATTCTGTTCAAGAAAACTTTGAATATATCTCACAGATAATCAGAGATTTAGAAGCTGGAGAAGAATAATGGCAAACGACCACGCTAAAGACCGATACGATCCACCAAAAGTGGGTAGTGATTGGGAGAAAGAATATTTCGGTGACGTGAATATCGGAGAGGTATTCAGACTTAAACCAGATAGTAAAGCTAACGCATTTCGTAAAGTTAAGGATGGAGTTGCTTTTGATATTACAGAATCAAAAGAAATTCAATTAGTAGACAGAGACGAAATCTATGTCAAGTCGTAATTTTCAAAAACCAATACGAATAAAAGGACATCGATTAGTCCTTACTAAAAAGATGATTGAAGATGCTCAATCTCAAACTAAATCAAACATGGCTGCTGCTAGATGGTTAGGTGTAAGTTACCTAACCTATCGTAAGTATGCTAAAACGTATGGTTTGTTTGAAAAACATCTGAATCCATCTGGTGTCGGTATCAAAAAAGGTTATGGTAAGTGGATAAAGTCACTTGACCAAATCCTTGATGGGAGTAAGAAGTATCGTATGAGAGCTGGGTATATTAAGAATCGACTCATAAAAGAAAAGTGGGTTGAAGAAGAATGTAGTTCTTGTGGGTATAATGAAATCGTCATAGGAAAAGAATCAGTTGCTCTTCGTTTAGATTATGAAGATGGAGATGTAACTAATAACAAATTAGAAAATCTGAGATTGTTATGTCCTAATTGTTTTTTATCACATAACGGACATATGCCGTCATCAGAGAGGTTTTACAAATGAAACAAAAAGCAATATTAATAAAAGACTTTTACAATGACAAGGGTGCTCTTCATCGAGAAGAGAAAGTAGTAATAGAGGAAAAAGTTGGTAATGGATTGGTTAGAATCAGTACAGAAACAGGTGGTATATTTACAATCCCAAGGCATATTCTTAAATTAATTCCTTGACAAGTTCCTTTTTTCTTTGTATATTATTACTATGAACAAAGTAATAAATTGTACAAAAGAAGATAATCCATTAATACATAAAAAATTACGAGAGGTATCAGTTGAAGAAGGACTTTCTATCGCAACGGAACTATTTCAGATACTTAACAAAAGAGGGGACGGCATTGGGTTGGCAGCTAATCAAGTGGGAATTGATGCACAAGTGGCCGTTGTCAATGTTCGTGAACCTTTGGTACTCATCAATCCGAAGATTATATCGAAGGAAACTGAGATTCCTTTTTATGAGGGTTGTCTATCTTATCCAGGCAAAGGAGTACACACCAAACGATACAGAGATGTAATCATATCCACAGAACAATCCGAGAGTGATTGGTATTTTAGTGGAGCAGATACACCTAAAGATACTAAAGGTAGTTGGGAAAAAGAACAATCTAATAACGAAGATGCCAGACTTAGGGTATTAGAATCTGTATGTGTACAACATGAAATTGACCATCTAAATGGTGTTATCTGTATGGATAGGAAGGTAAATACTACTATTGTTAAGGATGCAAAGGTTGGTCGTAATGAACCATGTCCTTGTGGTAGTGGAAAGAAATATAAGAAATGTTGTATAAATAAGGAGTCATAATGGCAAAACAAAAATCAATAAATAAAAAGTTAGACTATGAGACTGAATTGTTGGTAATCACTATGGAGGAATGTGGTGAGATGATTGAGGCCTGTAGTAAAGCTATTCGTTGTGAGGATTACAAGGACAATGACCGTCTTATAGAAGAAGTGGGAGATGTTCTATGTATGATAGAGTTAATGAAAAATCGAGGAATGTTAAGTAGTAGAGATTTGAACAACAGAGTTCAGATAAAGAAACTTAAGTTATTACAATGGAGTAATTTAATAAAATGAATATAGGTTATGCGTGTATCAACATGCAACTGAGTTATCCTCAGAAGTATGGTGGTAAGGAAAGGGGAGTGAAACCAATCACTACAGGTCGTAGTATGATTAAGAGAACGTTTCAAACTAAGGGTGTTGATTATGCTAGTGAAATTGCTCTGGCAAATGCTATGGACTTGGATAAGATTATTGATTGGAATATAATGAATGGTTACAAGTTTTTTCGTATTACAAGTGGACTAGCACCTTGGAAGTCTGAGTACGAATGGACAGACCTTAAAGATTTGAAACAAATTCAGATGTATCTACATTCTGCTGGTGTCAAGGTAGATACACATGGTGTTAGAATTACATGTCATCCAGGTCCTTTCAATGTTCTAACTTCACCACATGAACACGTTGTAGAAAATTGTGTTGGTGATTTGACAATGCATGGTGACACATTTGATATGATGAATTTGACTCGTACACCATACAACAAGATTAACATTCACATTGGTGGTGCTTACGGAGACAAAGAATCTTCTATGGAGAGATTCTGTAAGAACTTTGACAGATTGCCAGACTCAGTTAAGACTCGTTTGACTGTTGAGAATGATGATAAAGCATCAATGTATTCAGTAAAGGATTTATATTATGGAGTATACAAACGTATTGGGATACCTATTGTTTTCGATTACCATCACCACAGATTTTGTGATGGTGGACTATCAGAGAAGGAAGCTTTGGAAATGGCTATGTCAACTTGGCCAAAAGATATTGTACCTGTTGTACACTACAGCGAGAGTCGTAGTAAGGAACGACTTGACGAATCAATTAGACCTCAAGCCCATTCTGATTATGTATACGATTATATTGATAACTATGGTCATAATATTGATATTATGATTGAAGCTAAACATAAGGAGTTGGCTGTTGCTAAGTATCTTGAGTTACATGGTTGATAGAGTACAGAAATATTTATTCTTAGTATGGTATAAACGACATTTGAAAAAACGAATAGAAAAAAATAACTTCGGTAGACGAGAGGAGTGGTAATGAAACCGATAAAAGTAGTCAGAAAATTAGTTGAAGATACTCCTAATGACATGCAATTAGGAGAACTTATTAGACAATATATTAGGGAACAATACGGATGGAAAAAAATAAAGACAAAGAATGGCCATGGCCTAGTCAACCGATGAATTGGATTGAAGGAATGCACATGGAAATGAACAGAAAAAAACATCTACAACCAGATGCTAGTTTCAAAGACACGATTCT